CGGCGAGGGATGCGTGGTTCCCTACTAAAGCGTGGGTTGCTGCGAGGGCTGCGAGGGCTTCTGCGTGGGATGCGTGACCCCCTCCTGATGCGGCGGCGGCGGCTGTGAGTGCTGCTGATGCGGCGAGGGATGCGGAAAAAGAGTGGCAAAAAGCAGCATTATTGAAATTATTGGTCACAAGAAAGGAGACCACATGACCCAATCAGCAATCTTACACGTCGAGATCGACGCGTGCCCGGCGGCGCACAGGATGATTCTGGAGTGCTACCGCCTCTTGAGCGTGCTGGACAAACGGACGAGCACGCAGTTCAGACCGTTCAGCCCGGCGGAGCTGGATCGGCTGGCGAGGATTACCGCGCTGCTCGATTTCCGCAAACCCGCGCACTGAGAAAGGGACCGCTACCCCCGTGGCGGTCCTCCCCCGGCCCCGCTCTTCGGAGTGGGGCTTTTTTGTTATGCGCTGTGAGGCGTTTTAAGGCACTTCTGGGCGTGCCCTTAGTTCGGCACGGATTTCCGGGTTGCGTTGATGCTGGACCCCTTCAGATAACTTTCAGCCTATAATCTGCATGAACCCCCGATAGCTTTTCACAATATGATGCTCATGCCCTAGTGCCAAAAGCTGCAAGCGCCATTCTTTTTGTTCTTTCGACATTACCCCGCCTTTGGATTTCAACTCCAGCCATAAGGTCCGACCGCCCTTCAGCGCAATCACCAGGTCGGGGAAACCTGGCGCATTCTTCTTTCGGCTCCGATCATGAAAGAACGGGAATCCATGTTCCCGGCAGTATTTTTCTATTTTCTCTTGTAGGTTCGATTCAGGGTCAGGATCTGGGTCTTCAACCACCGAAATAGTGCAATGGCTATTATCCACATTAAATGAAAGAGGCGGAGCTTTTGCTATTCGCTCCCGATACGCCGCAAGTTGTTCCTCCGTCCACCGAGCGCTCATCACTCCTCATGCTCTCTTATCGCAGACGCTATAGATTCCAGCCCGGCCCGTAATTCCTTAGCTAAATTTTCCAAGGCCCCCATCCGCGTGTTTGCATCACCGACTCCTAGCCTGTCCGTCATTCTCTGCATTTGTCGGGATATTGCGAAAAGAGCATCTACGATATTTGCGGATTCAAAATTTGAGTCCATCTCATTCACGGACTGTAAGGTATCCATTATGGCCGTCGCGATCTCATCTTTTTTCATAAGCATCACTCCCCTTTCTCGCAGATAATGCGGGCCTTGACGCACTCGCCGGGTTTCATTCCTCGGAAAATGATTTCAACGGTCATCTTTGCACCTCCGCCATCCGGGCATTCCAAAGTTCAGCGGCTTTCTCTTTGGTGTCACATAACCGCGTTATAGGCACCGTTGGACAATCAAAACCATCGGCGTCTGAACACATAACCATATGCCCGTGCAGACGGATTCCCTTGCGACTCCGCTTCATAACGAACATACCCGGATTTCCACAAAAGGGGCAAGGTTTCAACTCCATTAACTCTCCTTTGCATCGTATAGGTTAGACACAGATCCCTCTATCGCGCCGGGTTATTCCCAAAACTTCCACCAAGGCGTCAATCTTGAAAAGCCTACCAGTGAAATATTCCTGATTCGGCTATCAGTAGCCTTAATTCCTGCTTCTATCTGCTTCACCTGATTCTCGCCCCGGATTGGCCGATTGACCTTTAGATTGCCCTGCTTACATTCCGTTGCAACCCCATGTTGCGTGTCGATATCAACTTCTTGCATGTAGAAAACAAAATAACGTGGCATCTTTTCTCCTCCCTACGCCGGGTTAAAAGGGTCGTCTGATGGTTGCGCGTGGCCGGAAAGACGCTCGTATCCGCCGTTAAGTTTTCGTATGTTCTCGAATTTCCCCGGCGCTGTACTTTTAAAAATCTCATCGGCCCGGATCTCGACTGACGCTTTCGCTTTTTTGCTCTTCGGGTCTATCCACGCCTGAATATTCATAATTCTGCCATTGATTCCAAGTAAATCACCCTGGAAGACATGCTTCTTCACAAGGTCCGCCATTTCGCGCCAAGCAGAACATTTAATCCACGTCCGCTCTGCTTTATCTACCTTGCCGACATTGATCGAAATGATGAACTCAGCAAGCCTATTGCCATTGACTTCTTTTATTGTCGGGATTGCTCCCACAAAACCTTTCAGAAAGTAATCAGCCATAGATTTCATCCAGATAAAGTTTGTGGTAATCAACCGTGTTGCGCCGCACCTGATGGTCTTTGGCATATCCCCAATCGCTTACCTCAATTATCTTAGTACCCCGGCGCCGGATCACAAAGTCCTTTTCTAACCCTGCCGGGTTGCGTTCCCGGTAATGTTTAGCTTTCACGATTTTGGCAGTCATCCTGCCCTTTTCTCTATCTTCCGAAAGAGCTACGGCAAGTCGAGGTTTTTCAAGAGTCGCTTCACCGCCCCGGCCTATGTCGGTGCCTCGTTTTTTCTGAAGAGCAATCACCGCAACTCCAGTGTCCAAAACTGAATGAATCGCCGTGATGCAAGATGACAGCTTAAAATACTCTCCATCGAAAACTTCCAAGTAGTCGATGAAGTTAAATCCGCATGGGTCGATAACATCCTGAAAATCCCGGTTGCGTTCGGCTGACAAAACATACTTGACCCATTCTTCAGGCGGGTAATCTTTGCCGAAAGATAAAAGTTTTTTAAGAACTCCGGTCGGCCCCATTTCTGATGAAAAATATCTGATTCCAAAATTTCCGTTGTTGCAAGGAGCAGTTTTATCCCGAAGAAGGCCCTCAGCTTTCAGGGTTCGGAGGCAGGACCAGATCATGTTGAATATAACGGCGGTTTTCCCGGTGTTCGTCTCGCCCATAAAAAGTATAATTTCTTTATTATTTATCTCTATCTCTTTAGATAGTCCAAAAGGTAAGTCGAAAGGAAGCTCCTCGGATTTGGCTCCCAGGATGTCCATTTCGGTTAAGATATTGTCTTTCTTACGGAAAACGCCACGCCGATTTAAATCACGCTCGATTATTCCTTCGGAAACTAAGACTGCTAAACACTTTGAGCGGTTTTGCTTTGCAAGCCGAGATGTCAACCCTAATTCGCGGTCAATGTCGGAAGTAGTGAATTTACCTGGATATTCCATTACCCAGATTCGAATTGTCGCTCGTAAGTTGGCCTCAAAATCGTCTGTCGCCCTCTGTCGCCCTCTGTCGCCCTCTGTAACCTCCTGTAACCCTCTGTCGCCTTTTGTCGCTCCTGTAACTGTTGTAACCGTTGTCGCTCTTGTCGCATTCGTCCGGCTATCAGTCAATTTTATTTTCAGATCATTCGGCGCTGGCATTGTGGGCTCCGGACATTGCGATTTTTATGAGAGATTCATCGACATCTTCTTTGGTCCAGGCCGCAACGTATTCAACGAGTAAATCCCATTGCTGGTCGATGCTGTAATTCTGAGATTTGAGGTATTTTGCTCGGCGCAGAAGTTGCTCCCGAAGCGATATGTCCGGCTCCGGCCTCCAAAACCAGTTGTCGATGCTCAGCCGGACACCTTCACGGTTTTTGAGAATCTGGACTTGCCGCTTGAGTTGCTGCCAGTCGAAGGCTTTGCCGTGAGTTACCATAAGGTCGGCCATTGAGTTGATAAAATCGACAACAAATGTGCGTTGAACCCTTGCGTTCATGGCGTCCAGCTTAGCCTGGTCGCAATAGACGCGCATCATGTCAACGCGGTCCTCCGTCCGTTCGAGGATTTTCTCAAGGCGTGTTTCGGTACGGTCGAGGATCTTGCAGAGGCGTTCAATGAGGTCTAAAAGCTGGTCGGCCATAATCATGTCTCCAAATAAAAAAAGCGATTATGTGTGACCGGCCTGCTCAGGGGTTGAGGCTCCCCACCGCTCCAAACGGCTACCGACCACACATAATCGCTTTTACTATTTAGCATCTACATCCTCACTTTGTTTTAAAATCTGAGCATCCTTACTATTTCACACTTCCCGGCAAATTGCAAAAAAAGTTGCCGCCGTGCCGGCCAGTTTCAGTTAGTAAGGAATCCTTACATACTCAGCTATCCTCATCTACGCCCGCGACTTGCGGAGGCTAACATTTTAAGTTGCTGGCGCTCCCGGCGTAGCCGTTCCTCGGAAGTCGCCAGCCTTTTTCTGTTTTTCCTCAAAGTCGAGCACCGACATATCGCCAGAACCAAGCCGACCGAGGAGGTTGGAGCCAGCCTCAAAACCTATTTCATACTGGTCTTTAAGTGCTGTGTTGATTGCTTTCGTCAGCTTATCGGCCTCTTGGTCTCCTACGAGTATGCCCTTAAATTTATCCTTCTGCCAGATTGTAATTTTAGAAAAAGATGAGTGTCCGAGGTCCACCAACATCGTACTCCCGGATGTGGCCTTAAGGTGGCGTTGACATTCCACAAGCATGTTCTGAAAGTATATACAGCGATTCCGGAGTCTCCATGCAACCATAAGAAGTTTATTGGCCTTATCGAGGTTCTTCCCAACCCAAGCTTTCAGGCCAAAAAAGCGGCCAGTATGGCCTTGGTAGTGGTAGTCGAACTCAGAAAGGGTCTCTTTTACAAAGTCTAAATCGGATTCGGAGTATTTAATGTCGTGCCACCTATCACTCTCACGCATATTTCACCCCTCCTATCGCGCTGCTATGCGTCCACGCAGAGCCCGGCGCATGACGGTCTGTCTGGGTGCGCCGCTGCTTCTGCTTCCCGCCGTTCTGCAAGACTTGGAATAGTCGAGCGGCATGGTCCGTTAGTTCTGAATCCCGGCCATAGTTTCATACCCACATGGAACCCGCAGTCGTGCGTATGATCCCGGTCTGGAACGTACAGGGCTGAATGCGCTCCGAATTTACAGTCATTCCACCCAGCGCAACGCCCGCTTCCAGCCATTATGAGTACGCAGCCGTTTAATTCGATAGTCGATCCGGGCCGAAACTTCGTTTTAATCTTTCCGTGTGCTGCCTGTGCTTCGGCTGCACGTTTAGCTTTCCACATATCTCGGTAATCGGGCTGTCGGCTACAGGCATTACAGGCCGCTTGTCTGCATTCTTCTTTTTGTGAGTAGATGGCTGTCAGCATCCGCATCCGTCCGCAAATAGGGCAGGGGACCGGGAAGCGATGCTTCCCCCGGCAGATAGCGCACTCGGTAGCGCCTGGCTTCTTAATTTGTCTCGTGCAGTGGCAGAGCATCAAAGTGCCTTTTCCTTCTTGCCGGCATTTCGCCGGGGGTCAAAATCCTTTAATTTCACTCGGACGGCAGGACCTCGTAATATCCTTAATCCCTTAGCTTCCAATTGTCTGATGCGCTCCCCGCTGGTTGTGAAGTGCTGTCCTATTTCTTCTAGGGTCTGTGCCGGTCCATCAAAGCCCATCCTCATGCGAAGTATCTTCTCAATCTTCGGGGGCAACAAACTTAATGCCCTGTCCACCGCCACAGACGTTTCAGACATTTCCAGAAAATCATAAGGCGTTTTAGGCGGCTCGAAACATTGTTGGATTTCATCTAGTGAAGCTTCGGCCTCAACGGTGTTTTGAGGAAGAGGTTCTGTCCAGTGCTGTTCGGGGAAAAGATCGAGTGGGCTAGCGTCTAAGAAAAGAGCAATCTTGAGAATAGTCTTTTTCAAAGTTGGGGGTTTTGTGCGTTTAGTAAAAGGTGCGGCAGACAGGGCAAGATATTTCCTTATAGTCTGTGAATTTATCCCGGTAGCCCTTTCTAATTCGTCAGCACTCCGTATCCCTTTAGCCAGCATAGCCTTATAAAGTAGATTATTCTTGATTGTAATTTTAAGCAGATAATCCTTCGGCTGCTCACCCGGTTCCCAAATTTCGGGTATTGTGACATCCTGTTCGATCATAGCGTTAGCCGGCCTTCTGAGTTTTAAAAAGGTGTTGCAAGTATTTATTAAAGACGGATTCCGGTCTCAGCCATGCAGCAAGAGGCACATCTGTTGATTGTGCCAAGATCATAGCTCGGTCAGTCCCAAAGTGCGATTTTCCGGCGAAAATATAATAGGCCATGCGTTCGCCCATCTCGACTCCGTGATCCTTACAGAAATCTTTGAATTGCGGTGCTGTCATCATTTTTGCCTCTCTCTCCCGGTTTCGGTTTTTCTTATTCTTGCACCGTCGAGAGAAAATTGCAAGCCCTTTTCACTTTTTTTGTGGGAGCCTCACTTTTTTTTGTTGCAATCAGCTTTCAGTGTGGTAGAATGGTTTCCGAAGGGAGGGATTCATGAAAGTTCCAATCGAAAAATTGCTCGACCAAGTTGATTGGAAACCGACAGGAGCCGAACGTCTGCCGGACGATCCTGAGATTCCGGTTGCAACGCATGAGGGAATTTTAAAGATTCTTGATATGGAGATTCCGGTGGTCCAGTTGGATAATGGCATGAGACTGATTACCGAGGAAGGGTTTGAAAATTTCCTAAAATGGCTAGATGGGACTGTTGCTGACGGGTAAGTTTGGTACTGCCCAATGTCGGCCAAACCGTCAACCGCTCTCACGAGCCATAGTCGCCAGAGCGTCAGTCGTGAGGGCATGGGAAGGAAAGGGAAGGGGGGATCATTGATAAAGTATCGTTGTGACCGCGCCTCAATCGAGAGGCGGGAAGTGGCTGAAACTCCGGAATACGTCAACTGGTACACGCGCAATGAGAAAGGTTGGCTTGTTTACCATCAAGAGCGCAAGTTTGCCCACGACCACGGCTGGTTCGACACATGGGCCGAGGCGAAAGCGCACTTGTTCCGGCTGCACCAGAAGCGGGTAGACGATCTCAGGGGGCAACTCGAAGAGGCTGAAATCTCGCTCCAGGCCGTTAAAAGGATGGAGGAGCCGTAGCCATGACCTACACGCAAATGGCAGTTGGCGCATCTGACAGATAGGAGGACCTGAAATGTTGATGCTTATTTTCTGGTTTATCGTTGTAATGGTGAGCGCGTGGGTTGGCATGCTTACCATTGATAGATTTTTGCCCGGCCTCCCGATTGTTAATGCGATATTCAGTGGATCTATAATTGCCACCTATATCATCATCGCCGTTTGTGCCCTTCACAGTGCTTACATGATGATAATGGGAGGTGAGTAATGTTGTACCTGAGCAAACAGGGCCGGGAAGATAAAGAGCACCGCATTGAGGGGATTCCTATTCCGCTCATAAGTGCTGTTGAACACTTTAAGCGCCGCATGGCCGAGCAGGGCAATGTGCGCCGTGATTTCCTTCGCGGCATGGGGATTGACGTAGCCGCCGACCGGCGATGCGGGGAGGGGGAGTGATGGACACCCAGAAACCTTTAATTTGCCATGAATGCTACGGCAAGTTGACGAACTACTCTGGCCATTGCGGGCACGCCTTAGAGGTTTTTGATTCAGGCCGCACATCGGCCCTCAATGAAGTCGATAAACTCAGCAATCAATTATCCATCTGTCGAGATGAACTCTCCGCCCTCCAGAAGCGGATTAGCGAGGCGCCGAAACAGAAAGTCTTTTATGATGATGATGGCAATATCGTGTTTGTCGAATCCATTATGGGTGAGCCGCTACGATTAGATTCTTACGATGTTTTCACCGTGGCTCTCGTCCGCATTGAAGGGGAGAAGGCATGAAGATTAAACCACTCTGGCAAAGGATCGACTTTGAAAATCCGTGGCTGCTCATCGCGCTCGTCCTGCCGGTGACGGTGATAGCTTTGATTTTATTCTAATTAGCATGAGGGAAGGAGTGATGTATGCGGAGAACTTTCAAAATGTCTGAGAAACAATACCAGAAACTCGTTGACGCCGGGAAGCCAACGCCGTGCATGTATCTGTCGGGTGGTATACCGATGGGTGGCACTCCACAAGAAAATGCTAACGCAGCCTGGCGCGAGTTAGGGCGAGAACTTGGATTTAAATGGGATACGGTAAAGCCCATTCCAGGGAATAATGTTGACGATCATCTCTTCACGGCAGAGGAAAGTTAAAATGAACGATAAACAATATCGAGCCTTTCTGAATCTTATGATGTGCAGCGATCCGTGGCCTGCTTCCGATGAGGATCATTTCGAGTTGGAGCATTACGCCGAAAGGAAAGCAGCAGATAAGGGATACAAAAATTGGATTGAAGCTCACCACTATTTCCCGGACAAAATACCATGTGATATTTGCAAGGGCCAAGGCGGTGGTAATAATGATCACTGCTCGAACTGCCAGGGCAAGGGATTTATCGTTTGACTCGAAAAGGAGATGGGGATGATCGAAAAGCGCGTTTTGAGCATGGGCGGATATTACGGTGACAAGTATGTTGTGCCGCCCAATATAGACACCGAGCAGCTTATGAGTTGCCTGAGAACCCTTGTGACCATTCTGAACGGCAAGAAAGAGGTAAGCCTGATTGTGGATTACGAACTGGAGCCCGAGCCGTTCACCGAGCCTATCCCCGACGAAAAGATAATAGCGATTGCCTTGGCTACAGAAGCCAAGTTCTCACCATCAAAGGAGGACGCAGATGAATGAAGTCCAGGTTTATGAAGGTGTCCCGCCGCCGATGGATTTGAGTGCGGTAAAGGCGCAAGTGAACTTGATCCAGAATATCATGCGCGAGGTCATGCACCTTAACGAGCATTATGGCGTTATCCCAGGGACTAGCGGCAAGCCGTCCTTGCTTAAACCTGGTGCTGAAAAAATCATTATGACCTTTCGACTCGTGCCGGACCCTGATGTCGAGGTTATCGACTTGCCAAATGAACATCGTGAATATCGGGTAAAGGTCCGTCTTTCTGCCCCTAATGGCATGTTTCTCGGTGCAGGTGTCGGTTCCTGCACGACAATGGAAGGGAAGTACAGATTCCGAACCGGACCATCCGAGCTGACCAACAAGCCAGTCCCGAAGGAATACTGGGATATTCGAAAAGAAAATCCAGGGAAGGCGCAGAGTCTTATTGGCGGCAAGGGCTATGTTCCTAAAAAAGATGACTCGGGCACTTGGGCGATCGCTATCCAAGGCGAAAAGGTTGAACACGATAATCCGGCCGACTTTTACAACACGGCCCTTAAGATGGCAAAGAAGCGCGCCCTAGTTGATGCTTGTTTGACCGTTACTGCCGCCTCTGACATTTTCAGCCAAGACCTCGACGACGATGATATTGCGGCAGTTACCGGCAAGAATGGTGACCCGAAGCCTCCTATCCAGCAGCCCCAGGCAAAAACAAACGGCAAGCCCGGACCGTTGACCGTCCGAGGCAATATCGAAGATGTCACGGTTAATACCGGGACTGGCCCGAAGGGAGCGTGGACAAAATACGGGGTGAAGATAGCCGGTCAGGTTTACGGTTCATTTGATTCCAAAATCGGCGAACTCGCTCAGTTCGAGAAGGGCAACGATGTTGTTGTGAGTTACACAAGCGATGGTAGATACAGCACCATCGTTGAACTTGTCCCGGTCAAGAGGGCGGAATGATCGAACTAAGTGCATCCCACGAATACACTGTCGATGGTCAACGGTTTCCAGGGGTTACGGAGATTTTGGCCGCTACCGGCCTTGTCCGGTATTTCAACGCTGACCCTTGGTTTCTCGAAAGGGGTACGGCGATTCATTCAGCAACGGCCATGATCGACAACGGAACGCTCGATTGGGGTTCTGTTGACTCCCGAATTACGGGCTTTCTTGACGCCTACATGAAGTTCAAGGAAGAAACCTTTATGACCTATTGGGAGCATATCGAAGAGCCGTTAGCGCACCCAACGTATAGATTTTGCGGTTGCCCGGATCGTTGGAACGACGAATATCTGCTCGACATTAAAGGGGTCCAGGGCTATGCAATCCAGATCGAAAGCTATGCTGAATTGCTCCGAGCAAATGGGTTTAACCCCGGACGCACAGGCTACATGCTGCACCTGAAAGAAGATGGCACGTACAAGCTGGAGGCTCACAAATTCGACCGGAGGCTGCTTGGGGTGTTCCTATCGGCAGTCTCGGTTTTCCATTACCGTAAAGAGAAGGGACTGATTTAATGGGTGACTGGTGGTGTTGCCGAGCTTCTTATCCGTACCACGAAAAGAACTGTAAACATTTCGTAGAAAATCCGTTGATGTACGAGGATGAGTTGCCCGAAGACATGACCGATTCAGAATATTCAGAATGGTACGAGCAATCATACGTTCTTGATGGAGTCCGGGTAGGACCGCAAAGGAAAAAGCAAGAAACTGGCTACGACATTGAAATGAACGATGGGCAAAATTTCGTGGATTGCCCGTAACGCTAAAACCGGGAGAACTTAATGGAATCACAAGCTAATGGGTATGGGGTAGAAGTAATAAATCCGGTGGAAGAGAGACATCCGTCCGGTGCGCAGGAAGCACTAAAGGCCCTCACAGTTTCCCAGCAAGCCGATGCTCTCACCATCAGCGACAAGCCCACCTACGAGCGCGGCCGGGAACTTCTATTAACTGTTAAGGACTTGCGCAAGCAAATCGCAGATACCTTTAAGCCCATCATCGAGAAAGCGTTCGCCGCCCACCGTGAGGCAATCGCACAACAGAAAAAGGTGGAAAATCCGCTTATCCGGGCAGAGGAACTTATCAAGGCCCGCATAAGTACGTTTCTCATCGAGGAAGAGCGCCTCCGGAAACTTAAAGAAGCCCGATTAAGGAAAATCGCAGAGGCTGAAGCGGAGGAGCGCAGATTAGCGGATGCACTCGCCGCGGAGGCCGAGGGCGATACAGAAGAGGCCCAGGCCATTCTGGATGAGGAACCGGCTTTCATCCCGCCGCCGATTGTCGCCCGGACGGTTGAGACGGGCGGGGGAATCGCGATGAAAACCAACTGGAAATTCCGTATTAATGACGCCTCAAAAATACCAAGGGAGTTTCTAGCGCCGGACTTGGTTAAGATCGGCGGATATGTCCGATCCATGAAAGAAGCCGCTAAAATTCCCGGTGTCGATACCTGGGCAGAAGGCAATATTGCGGCAGGGAGGCGAAGCTGATGCACAACAGGAGAATTGATTTCAGGGTTTCCATTCTGATCGGGAAGCGAAATCAGAAGCAGGTCCGCTCAGAATTGCAAGAATTTTTGCGCCAGAGATCCGGCACTACAGTATTCGACGGAACTGACGATTCGGGCAGCATACACGTCACCGTCCTTCGCCGCCGTCCCTGGTGGAAAGTCTGGTGACCCGCCCACCGAGTAGGAATTGAAATTACCTATGGCAGGGAAGGAGAGAGATGTGCAGAGAACGAAGATTGAATATCTTGATTACACCTGGAATCCCTTGGCCATGCGCTGTACGCCGGTGTCTGAAGGCTGCGCAAATTGCTGGCATCTCAAAAGGGTCGAGATTATCAGGGAGTTTCCAAAGGCGCAACCTACACCGTAACAAGGGGGGGGCGTATGGCTGAATCGCTCTGGATAGTTCCGTTCGGCAAGCACAAAGGCGAACCTATCGAGGACTTGGAGACAAGCTACCTCGAATGGCTCACAGAGGAAGAATGGTTTCTGACTAAATTCAAAGATGGCGCTGAAGCCATTGGCAAGGAACTAGCTTTCCGTACTCGCTTTGGCGGCAGGGCAGAACCAGAGGAAGACCGGAACCGGAATCGGCGAAAACGATAACCCACACCGCAGGAGAGAGGGGATGAGATATTTAATGTTTGATGGCATGACTTGGCCGGACCCAAGAGCATGTGAAGAAGTTGAGCGTGAATTGCGATATGGAACACCAGATTCCATTATCGCAAATCGTATGTTTATTGCCTCGGTTGTGGCCTCATATTCAGCGTTGGTCGGAGCGGGGCAAAAAACCCGCAATTCACACGTTTCTAAAATGAAAGAAGCGATGAAAGGAGAGAGAGGATGATTAAAGCTTTTCCCAAGGTGTTTACCCTCGGGCAAGATTACATTCGGGACATCTTTGATGGCCCCGTTGAAGTCACCGAGAAGATTGATGGTTCTCAATTCGATTGGGGCAAGATCAATGGTGAGCTTTTTATGCGGAGTAAGGGCAAGATCATCTTTGCTGCTGCTCCCGAAAAGATGTTTCTACAGGCCATTGATTACGTTCAATCCATCGAGGCGATCATCCCAGACAACACTGTGTTCTATGCCGAATACCTAAAAACACCGAAGCACAATACTCTCAAATATGAACGCGTGCCGCTCAATCATTTGATGCTTTTTGGTGTCTCAGACGCCTACGGGAGCAAGTTCAATATGGGTACGGCTGAATATTCCGAAATGCTTCAAATCGACCATGTACCCCTGATTTACTACGGGCACATTGGCAATATGGAAGAGCTTGCGGCCATGCTGGAAACTGACAGCATTTTGGGTGGCTGCAAGGTCGAGGGCGTCGTTGTTAAGAACTACGCAAAACAGTTCTTGCTCGGAGGTCAACCGATGCCGCTTATGATGGGTAAATTCGTTTCTGAAAACTTCAAGGAAGTGAATCAAAAAACTTGGAAGGGCGAGCATACAGGCAAGGGGAAGTGGGAGCTTTTCTGTGAGGCATATCGAACCCCGGCAAGATGGAACAAGGCAATTCAACATCTTGCTGACATCGGAGAGCTTGAGAACTCACCCCGAGACATCGGGAAACTCATTAAGGAAATTCAGCGTGACATAACTGAGGAAGAGAAACAAACGATCATGGAATTTCTGTTCAGAGAGTTCGGCAATGAAGTTCTGAGAAAATCAATCGCCGGTTTCCCCGAATACTACAAAGAGAAGTTGGCAGAGCGCAGTTTCGCATAATTCACAAAGGAGCCCCATGACCAGACACGGCATTACAACCATGGTGCTAATCATTTTTATCCTTGGAATGCTCGTGGCGTTCGGCTTTATGTACGAGCAAAGGTCCAGGCCCGTACCTCCCGCCTCCGCCGCCGCAGCCTATCTCACCGGCGAGGGTTATAATGATCTGGATCGAGGACAAGCGCCCGCCGAGGCAAGCCGAGTACGATTCACCGTCCGTGTCTCATGGGATAAGGGTATCAGGGATTGTCTCGACTGCATCCACGAATCGGTCGGGCCTACAAAGGAGCCGGCCGAATCAGACCGGCTGTTCACAATGTGCCTGGACCGGAGATGGAAGAAACTGACCGGCGAAATGGACGAGGGAGAGCACCGCCCGCGTAGCCGCTAACGGGCAGTGTGCCACTCTCCCCACTTTAATTGCCGCCAGCTGTCATCCACTGCTCCCCAATAGCACCGTCCGCACACCAGCCACGCGATGAGCAGAGAGCCTATCAAGAGCAACGGGATAATGATTAGGTATTTCTTCATGTCATGGTCCTGCCGGGGCTGGCGTCGGCCCGCAGCTTGACCATGTGGTGTACCAATTTGGAGTCTCACCCGTGCTGATGCAGTATGTTGTGCCCGTGCAGGTCGTCAGACCATCCGGCGTCACATAGCTGTTTGAGCACGGTGCTGATTGAGTACACGCACTACAATCTGTCGTAGGTGTCCAGACAGGAGGCGTAGGCGCAGGAGTTTGGGCGAAGGCCGCAGTTGCCATAAGCACAAGGATGATTGCAAGTAGGGTTCTCATCACAAAACCTCCGCAAGGAAACCTCTGACTTTAGTCAGGGGAGGAATTGCGGCTTGACTTGCCGCTTGGTTTAAAATATACTTAATCCCGTTGTGGCAGCATGTTCTGGCGTTTTGTCAATCCGCCAATCGCAGTCCGAACTCGAAAGAGCGACCTGCCAGCCGAAATCTGGAACTGCAAGCCTCTGACTTCAGTCAGGGGTAATTGACATCCTCCTAATTGAAAATTACAAAGCTGATTGGTGTCTCTGCTGTTACGCCAGCCACCATATTGATCGTGAAGCTCCCTGCCGTTGGCACTACGTTCTTTACCTGAGCAGTTGTATCGTTCGAAGCCACCATAGCCATAATGATACTTTTGGCCGTCACAAGGCTGTCGGTCACAGTCACTGCTGTCCCTGCCGCAGCAATCCTCACCTGACCACTTGACTTGTTGATCGTCTGATTGCCGGTCGTGCCCGCAGGCATAAGGGTCGGACCGAGCTTAATATCGGCGCCAAGAGCGATAGAGCCGCCCTGAACCTCTTTAACAGATACCGAAGTAAGAGTGAATGCCCCGGAGGTAGCACCGCTAACGCTCAGTACAATGTTTGCCGGTGCCGCTGCCGACCTGAATAGTATTGTATTTGTTCCAGCCACTATCGGTAAAGTGGTCGAGGAAGAAGCGAATCCCGTTGTCAGCGTCATCGTAGCTCCGACAACGGTTGGCGTAGCTGAAACAATGTACTGTATCTGATACCAGCGATTTCCCGCTGAAACCTGAGCCTGATTAGCGGCAGTCTGAGTGATTGTCCCCGATCCGCCAGACTCAGTAAACGTGGCCGCACTGCCGTTTATTGAGAAGTCACCAGCCAGGGTCCAAACTGCGTTGGAGAAAGTAGTAGGGTATGCGCAAGACTCAGTACCGAGTGCCGTTGAGTCTTGGACGGAGAGTTTATTGGATGGAGCAGTCGTCCCGATGCCGACGTTGCCGTAAGGAACTATCGTCCCTGTCGTTCCTGACCCACCTAGCGTAACCGTATTGCTTCCATTCCCAACCGCACCATATCCAATTACAGTTTCATTGATGTCGCCATCAGCTAATCCGTAAGTGTTCATTCCGAGGTACGTTGAGTTCGTGGACCATGAATTAACTGTTGAACCGCCTGAAATATATCGTCCTGCTTGATAGCCAAGAGCAGTATTGTTTGCGGCAGTGTTAAGTGTTGCAACGGGTACGGAGAACCCTGAACCAGTGCCGCCTATCGAAGCGGCAGGGGCAGTGAGTACAGTTGTTGTGTCCTGAAAACCTACGCCTGGAGAAGTTATCGTTACGGATGAAACCGCACCGCCAACATTTACTACTATCGTTGCTGTAGGATATGTAGTTGCAGATGACCCACTTGAATGGGTCATTACAACGCCTGTGTACGTTCCTGTTGTGTATAGGGAGCCGCCAGTAATCGAGCCGAGCGTGGCGACGTTGGTGGTGGTGTTGCTGAGGGCGTTATAACCATTAGCGGTGTTGCTGTTGCCGGTGGTGTTGTAGTAGAGGGCGTTATAACCATTTGCGGTGTTGCTGCTACCGGTGGTGTTGCTGAGGGCCTGCATGCCATTGGCGGTGTTGTTGCTACCGGTGGTGTTGCTGCTGAGGGCCTGCATGCCATTGGCGGTGTTGTTGCTACCGGTGGTGGTGTTGCTGAGGGCGTTATAACCATTAGCGGTGTTGTTGGTGCCGGTGGTGTTGCTGTAGAGGGCGTTATAACCATTTGCAGTGTTGCTGCTTCCGGTGGTGTTGCTGGTGAGGGCCTGCATGCCATTGGCAGTGTTGTAGTTGCCGGTAGTGTTGTTGTAGAGGGCGTAATAACCACTGGCGGTATTGTAGTTGCCGGTGGTGTTGTTCTGGAGGGCGTTATAGCCATTGGCAGTGTTGCTGCTTCCGGTGGTGTTGCTGGTGAGGGCGTAATAACCACTGGCGGTATTGTAGTTGCCGGTAGTGTTGAACTTTAAAGCATTCGCCCCATACGAAGTATTACTCGTCCCTGTAGTATTATACTCACCGCTATTTAGACCAAAGAAAGTATTGCCAAGCGATGAGTTTTCACGTACCTCTACAGCGTCTACCGCACCAGAAGTATTAAGCTGCACCGTTGGAGTGGATGCTGTTAATGGCGTTATTGTAAACGCAATCGTGCCTGTGAATGTCCCCGGCGGCGTTACTACCAAGTTGGTTGTTGCCGAAGTCAAAGGATACCAGTCAATAGTACCCAGAGCAGTTATGTTCTGTGTCTTGCCGCCAAAAGTCACGGTCACTGTCCCTGAACCGTAAGTGCCCGAAGTGACTAAATTAACTCTATAGACTGTTGCGTTTGAACACGTCGCAGAGAAAGAAAGAGCCGCAGTATTAGTAGAAACGTTAGTCCAAGGACCATTACCCGAACCTGTCCAACCAGTAGAAGTCCAAGAACCTGTGGTGAAATATGAGGAACCTACAACGGGATTGTCGTTAGCGGCAACGCCTTGAACAGTTAAAAGACCGGTGATTTGCGGGCTGGTAGAGGGCAAGCCACCCAAGCTGCTAAGAGCGCCAGCAGCCGTGGTTGCGTTGGTGCCGCCTTGGCCTACACTCAACGGTGTGGTCAACCCTGTCAGCGATGTAATGTCCGAGTTCGCACCGTTATGGGCGCCCCCCAAGTTGCTAAGAGCACCAGCAGCCGTGGTTGCACCGGAGCCGCCTTGGAGGATGGGAAGCGGGTTGCCGGTGAGGGCGGCGATGATGTTGGCAGCAGTGACACCGGCGTTGGGGAACCCCCCGTAGAAATCAGCCAGGGCCAATCCGCCGACGCATAGGGTCAGAACAAGGATTGTGCCTAAAATGATATTGCGAGCTTTCTTCATATGACCTCCCTCAGCGCGGCATATAAGTCGCTATAGCCCCTGGAGCACCCGAGCCGGTGATTGAAACGTATATCCCGTTATTGGCGATTATGGGGTACGGGAATGTTGCTCCGCAGAACCGGGAAGCAGCCTGACAGTAAAATGAAACAAGGGCCAGCCCCCCCGCCGATGTGCCGTTGTAAGCTACAACCGTGGCATCGTTAGTTCCATCTGTAATTGCCTCAAGCGATACGAGGGCATAAGACCCGCCCGATGTTCCGACAACCCCGCTTGAAGATAAGAGGCCGCTACTTCGTACGAACCCCTCAACGGCGAAACACGTCGCGGCCACGAGGGTTAAAAACAAGGTTAAGAGCATGATTCGTTTTTTCATTGAAGGCTCCCTGTAAAGTTAAATTCAAAACGGTCCTACGATGCTTAGAAAGTTTAAAATCGCGTTTCCCACCACTCCGCTTCCAGCCGAGTTCACACTGGTATAGACATAGAGTTGAAGGTAATCTGTTGTTCCGTTGAAATAGATAAGGTCGGATACATTGGATACAAAATATATTGAAGCGGACAGATAAAGCTGATTTCCACGAGTAGCCTCACCTCCGTTTTTGTAAAGTGATGCAGCAAAATACGCTGTCACAGAAGGTAGACCTGCCACGGCCGCAGACACTTGGTAATACCCCGGCAGTGGTGGGGTGATGTTGCCAGTGACTGTACTGACTATATTGAAAGGGTCGAAGCTGATAGTGTCAAACACAACTGCTGTAATATTGCTGGCCGCAAACGAATAAGCAGCCTCGCGGTAAGCCCTAGCCTTGATAATGGTAGGGATAGTTTCAAAAGGATTTACTCCTTGTGCGGCGGTCTCCTTGGCTGAAGAAACAGGAGCGGCGGTCTCCTTGGCTGAAGAAACAGGAGCGGCCTTCAGCTTGTTCACCTGAGCTTCCAGGGCCTGGATTCTTCGCTGAAATTCGGCAAGATTCGGCGTAGGCATCAGCCAATCCCCTTCCCGGTCAGGTCGATGTTCGCGTAGGCACGGGCTTTCTCGATCTTTGGTTTCATTTCTTTCATAAAGTTTTTGAGATATTCCATTCGGTATATTTTTAGTTCTTTTACTCTTTCTTCGGCAAGATTACAAACTTCATCGCCAGATTCGCCAACAGCCACAACGGACGCAAAATGACCTCCACATTTATTTTCGATGCAATAGTATTCTTTATTATCCCGGCATGTTGCGTTTCTCAACTTTACCCACTGTTTTAGATGTTTAGGAATAGGAACATGGATCTCATGTTTTTCGTGCCATGAGGAGGAAAGGATTATCTCAGCTCCATAAGGGAACTCAGGTTTAAGCACAGGCATTATGCCGTGAGCAAGATCATAGATTGCCTTGGCGTAACTTTGGCCATACATCTCGATCAACATGGACGTTGGGGGGTTCGGAGCCCGGCAACAATCGTCAAGAGGATATGCCTTGCCCGTTTTCGTTACTCGGACCTCGTTGCTAAAAATTCCGGCGTAGCCCAACTTTTTATAAACTGGTTCGAGCTTTTTGGTGATATTGGCAAGAACCGGTGGCGGGTCTTTGAAAACCCTGCCAATATAAAGCTGCGCCTTTTCCTCAATCCCGATAACCCCATATTCAGGCATAACACCATTCAGCATGAATGGTCCGTCCCTGCCTATTTCAATAGCATCGGGTATGTCGCGTTGGACAAGCAACTTAATGGCGTTGGAACGATGCACACCGAGTTCTGCGCGTTTCTCATTCAGAATCACCTCAGTTTGCAGGGGGTCTTCGTGATAGTCTGTTTCCCAATCTGCCCGAAATCGTTCAACTGCCTTTATCCAGAGCTTCTCGTGTTTATCCTTTAAGAAAGCCCACGCATCGTCGAGACCTTCAAAATACCACGTTTTAGGAACGGGTAGTCCTGCATCATGGAGTTCAGTAAGAAAATAGTATTTATCCAACTCCATTTTCTCGCCGCCCAATGCCCCGCAAACGTGGTGGCCTTTCCCCTTCAAGTATACCTGTAGCGGCCCGTAGTTTATATCCGGGAAGCAAATCACCGTAGCCTGGTTCAGGTACGGTTCAAAGTCTGCCACCCACTCGACACCCGGAATGCCCTTGCCTATAACGTGTTGCGATGATTCGAGAAAAGCTGCCGCGAGAGGTTTTGCATACCAGACATGGCCGAAGTATTTAGCACAATGCTGTGCGATGTTGCAGTAGAGCCCATTATCAATAATTAAGAGCTTTTCCTTTGACAGGTCGGCTTCAGGCGTCTTCTTTGGCTTGCGGTCAATGAGCTTGATTCGCGTCATTATGTGATGTATCCTATTCCCACAGGGAGAATAATTATGGAACTACTGTTCGTTCTTTTCCTAGCGGTTCTCTTTTTCATTGAGTTCCCTTGGGATAAATAGCTTTCAATCTTGTTCCCCGCCAATTTCCCGCCAGAGTTCCTCTTTTGGGGCTTCAGGCTTTTTCTTGGTCGTAGCCGCAACTCCCACCGGACCTATTAATTTCAGGGCTGGTTTAGCTTTCTGAGCCTCAGCCATTCCCTTGCCAAATATTCGTAGAAATTCCCCCATTGCACGGGGAGAACTCGCCGCGATCAGAGGCCAATAATGCGGATTGAGATAGTGGCCCAACATCAACATCCCTCCACCGAAGCCGACACCTGACCCCACTAACCCACTCGGAAGAATCGGGGACATGGCATGACCGGCTATCTGCCCAGATAAGTTCATGCTCGATCCCTTGCCGAGTTCTTCTACGAGATCCTTCCGCAATTCAAAGTTGTCTTTCATCGCGGATGTTAGCCGCCTCAGAGTTTGATCCGCCGTGATTCTTCCGCTCATGCCCTGCTTTCTCATCATAAGATCGGATTCGATATCTTTTATTAAATCCGTGGCCTCGCTATAACCCTTGGCCATCTCGGCATATTCTGGAACATTGGCCTTCAGGCCATCACTGACATTGTTTTTCAATCGAGTCAAGAAAGCCTGCGGTGGGCTTCCTCTTTCAACCTGGTCTGCGTAAGTCCCCAATCTTCTTTTGAGAATATCAAGACCTGCCGCACTGTTGTCCTGCCAAGTCACAACATCTTTTATGGCCTTTTTGAGAACCTCTTTGTTTATAACAAGAGGGCTTTGGGAGAAATCAATTTGGATGCCCCTCGGTGTTTGGTTCATCCCGATTTGAAACCTATCCGGCCCCATTGCTCTTGCTAATTCCTGATCTAACCCGGCTCTGACTTGGCTCAATGCAGCCGGATCGGCCTTGATCTGGTTTAACTTGGCAAGATATTCCGCACCGCGCTTGTCCCGGATGTTTTTGAGCGCACCGTGGGCGTTATTGACAATTTCTTCTCCGGAGATATCGCCCCGAAGTGCCTTGTCGAAATCAGTATTCGATTTAAGCGGGTTGGACTTTAACAACCCAGTTGAGGTTCCGCTCTCTAATGCTTGTTCGACTGATTCCGTTCCTTTACCGGTAAGCCTGCCAATAATCGGCTTGAGGACTTTCCCTGATGCCTTGGCAATAGCGGAAATGCCTGCTCCGGCCCCCTCCCCCACGATATTCCACCCCATGCCCTCTTGGACATTCTTTGATGCATCTTTCCACCCATGCGGCTTCCCGGCTATCTTATCGGCTATCCAGTCTCCAGCTTCATCTCCAAGGCCACTGCCTATCGTGCGGCCAATGAAAGCCCCTGCGGGTACTGTAAGCGGCGAGGCCATGCCTACGGTTGGTGCGGAAGCTGCCGCCCCTGCTGTGCCTCCTGCAATGCCCCCCAGGAATCCTCCGGCGAGGGCACCGCCGCCCTTTGAATATGGCCGGATGTCTTCACCAATCTTTTCACGGCTCAAAGGTTTTATCTCTTCTGGCCTTGCTTGGCGAACCCCTGCCGGGAAAGTAGTATCACCCATTTTGGCAGGTTGCCCCTGCTGTTCTCCCGGTGCCTTAATCCCTGCCGCAAACTGAAAATGATTGCGGTCATCAGGGAATGGATTTTCAATCCCATATTTTTTAAGAAAAGACGCAGCTTCCCGCCAGTTGCCTATATCGACGGCAAGACCCTTTTCGTGCCTTGAAGTTCCAGGGGTAGCCACCTTCGCTCCCTTGGGTTTTAGTTCATCGTAGAGTTCCTGTTGCTTCTCTTTAGTTCTGTAGCTTGAATTGACAACAATAGGGTAACCAGTGGCCTTCACCATGTCGGCATTGGCGAGCATGAGTTTTTCACCAAAGTCAGGGGCAACAGTAACCTTGCGGTTACCCAAGCCAAAGGTGCTCATGCCCGTTTTGTCGTTATGGCCCAACTTGACCGTCATTTGTTCATCGGTAAGCATGTCGGGAGCAGCCGAAGTGTTTTGTGATGAAAGCATCCGGTTCATTTCGGCATCGGATATTATTGTTGGATTTTCTGCCATCCACCCTCAACTTTTCTGTATTGGACTCCGTTAACGGTTTTAATAGTACCGACAGCCATTTTCCCAGCGTCAGAAATCCCTTGCGAGGTTCCTGCTCCCGCTGCTCCCTGCCCACCGCCTTGAACTTTTTTATAATTCCCCAAATACTTATCGTTCATTTCATTATAGTATTCCTGAATGCTTTTCTTGCCCTGAACTACTTCTTGAGGGTATGGACCATCGTATATATTGGATATGCGAGCTACCATAGCTTCGTTGAGATTGCGCAGCGCACCTTTTATTTGTTGAGGGCTTTCCGCAGCTTGCAAGTTCTGTAATTCAAGATGGATTCTAGTATCAGTCGAAGCCACCGAGCCGGTAAGAGCGGTATTGATTTCTTGAACCATGGCGTTACGAAGAGATTCGTAGTTGGTATATTCTGGATGACCAAGTTGCTTCGAGACAAATGCTGAAATTTTATTCAGTGCAGGGTAATCAAGATTCTGCAAGGCGTCAACCTGTGTATACAAAGTGTTTAACCGACCTTGAACTGTTTTTACCTGAGCAATAGAGTTCATCGCAGGAGCACTTTTGTACCATTTCACATTCGCGTCGTTCATGGCGTAGTTAAAACCAGGATGATTTTCTTCGACCATAGCCCTAACTTTTTCAGTAATAGGCACTCCAAATGCGTTCCGAACATCATCCAGTGAATCTCTGCCCTCGTATACGGTATTCGCTGTCGCTTCGAGGTTTATCCCCTTCATTTTCGCATCTTGAGCCAAATTCAGTTTTTGACCGGTTCTAGCGGCCCATTCATCAGAAATAGTTCTGTCAACTGTCCCTTCGTCCGTTATGCCCTCTTTCTCAAGTCTCGCCCTTACGCCATGTGCAAAGGTGTCAAACTCTGTCTTGGGCGGCTTTTCAGGTTTGTTCTCTCCCTTCGCCAACTTCGCCTGATGGTATGCATCTAGATTAGATTCCTTCTTTTCCTCCTGTGCCTGCTTGGTTTTCTGTACGTCATACTGCATCGGGATATAGCCAGCATCGGCAAGCTGTTGTGCGCGGGGATCGCCCTCAAAGGTTTGAACGGGCTTATTTTTGCCTGTCGGGTCAACCATCCAAGTTATCCCCTTCGGCGTCGCGTGAGCTTTAACTAATTCAACATCGGTCGGAATATATCTTATCGGTGACTGCTCCCCCGTCTGTTCATTTAATACTGCGTAACCCTTTTCCGGCCACCTCGGGCGTTGTGCTTGCGGCCTGCCAAGAGTCCCGGGCTGTACATCTTGCTGCTGTCCTGGTTGTGCTATAGCCTGTTGGCCGAGTCCAGCCGCTAAAGGAGATTGTTGCGGTTGTTTACCTATGTTTGCACGTTCAGCTTGCTGGCGCAGGCCCTCCAGTTTGGCTTGCCTTTCTGGTGTCATCTCTAATTCAATGGGAGGTTCTGGATATTGTTTTTCGTAAAGCGGTATTTCAATTGGGCCGGATTGCCGACCCTGTGCTTGTGGTTGTCCTTGCTGCGCTTGCCCCCCGGCCTGTTGTCCAAGATTAGACGAAGATAACTGTGTCTGTTGCCCTGGAGCCGAAGGATAGCCGGGGATTCCTCCCTGCTGTGCCGGTTGGCCGTTTTGCCCCTGTTGCGGCCCTTGGTTTGCTTGCGGCATCGGAACACCTGTAGCCGCATACAAATCCTTGAGCATACTATCGGGCATGGGCTGGCCTTGATTAGTCGATTTCCACAGGGCTGCTTTCTTACCCCAAAGATTCAGCTTGGACTCTTGCTGCCGGTCCATTTCTTTCTTGTAGCCTTCCCAGATGCTAAACCCTTTGCCTACGATATCTGCGGCATTATCCAATATGCCCATTTTGATCTCCTAAGCGAAAAGGGCCAGTGCGGCTGGCCCGAGAATCTGGCCAAGGCTTTGGACCCCCCCCGCAGCATTTGTACCGAACGGCAGGTTCATCGCGCCTCCAAGGATTCCACCGCCCCCTTGAGGTTGCTGCCCCTGCTGCATCCTCTGATACATTTGCGCCAAAGATGCAGGCGAGTTGAACGATGAAGACGCCGGATGTGTCGGAGTAGGCGTTGACGCAGGGACTCCCTGCATTGGTGCGCCGGACATTGCCTGGTCAGCCGGTGTCTGATTTACTGGCTGGCTATTCATGGCATTAACGGCTGCAAGCTGCCCAATGTTAAAAGGGCTTTGGGTAGCTTGAGCCGCCGGTTGTTGCCCGCCCCCACCAAACCCGCAATGGGTCACGCCGCGAACTAGTTTGCTATTTCCAAATTCGTCATACATGGTTAGCTCTCCTTAGATAATCTGAGCTATAGCTGAAAGAAGGCTCGGCGTCGATGTCATTTGTTGTTGCGTATTCTGCCCTATCGCGCTTGGAGAATACGACAATCCCATCGTTGCAAGCAAGTTTTTAACGTTCTGCTGCTGCTTGGCGATATCCATTCCCTGAAGGCTCGACAGACCCCCTGCCGTTGCCTGGACGCCGCCGCGAGCGATATTTGACTCTCCTTCAGTTACAGCTCCGCGCCCGGCCATGTTACCCTGCCTTGCCATCTGGTCGGAATAGTTCTTCTGTGCGGAAGCCGTGTTTTGAGCCACCCCTTGCTGTATCTGCCCGCCGTAATAAGATTGATCAAGCGGGGTCAACCCCTGGTTGGCTTGGCTCGCAAGCTGAGGCAAAAAACCTTCAGCCTCAGTGCCAGCCGTTGAAGCAGCACCTAGTTGGCTATTCAGATAAGTATTCTGTTGCTGAGTGTTCGACGTGCCCGAACTGCCGGTAAAGCAGTGAGTTACGCCACGGATGATCCTGCTGTTTCCAAATTCATCATAGTGCATTTCTTCTCCTTGAAGGAGCCCGTAATCCAATGTTGACAAATTGTCATGCCGTGTCTCTCGAAGGCTTTAAGAACAACCGCATTGCCGGGGAAAACATAGCCAGTTGTGATTGTAGCGCCTTTCCCTTCGCGCCAAGTGTCGAAAGCCTCGTACAACCTTGCCGATGCGAAAGAAACTGGATGAGCCGCCACGATTTCACCCACGAGCGTATGCCGGTAGAAACGAGGATAGCTTCTTATCGCTCCCGCGATCATGCCGGTGATTTCGCCCCGTTCGTTTTCGTCTATAAGGATGATCCCGTTCAGATCGTTCATCATCAGAATGATTGACTCTAGAACACCGGTCAGGAGCGTGCCCGGGTCTTCTGAAAACAGTTCAGTCCCCAACTTTTGAGCTTGTGAAATCAACTCTTTGAAGATTCCGGCCACCGCTAAAAGGTCTTTGGTTTGAGCTTGCCTTATCATTTCACCTACCAGCTTATAATGATTTGGCCGTTGCCGCCGGCCATACCGCGCTGAGTCGCACCGCCGCCACCGCCACCGCCCGGAGCACCGCCCGTATTATTTGAATTGCCGCCAGCCGCACCGCCGGTTGGAGCTGTCCCGCCAGTGGACGTGGAGGCATTGTTGCCATTCGCTGCGGTCCCTGCCGAAGAACCTCCGCCACCGCCGTATACACCCAATGGCCCACCTACGGCTCCTGCTCCGCCACTGTATTTAGTAGTCCCGACACCCCCCGAAGACGCGCCACCTACCCCTGCCGAACCGCCATTTCCTGCACCGCCACCCCCTCCGAGGGCTTCTACCGCGTTGCTATTAAATTGAGTAGCCGTCCCTGCACCTCCGTTGTCGTAGGTTGCCCCACCATAGCCCCCGGTTCCAATCGTTAGAGTATAGCTTGTACCTTGAACGATGCTTGCGCTCCCCGAAGAATACGCACCGCCGCCGCCACCTGCACCGCCAACGGCTGTAAAACCGGACCCCGCTGCTCCTCCACCACCGCCGCCGGCGCCCCAGCATTTTATAGTTGCCGTAGCCGTGACGGGAGAAACCCAAAAAGTCGTAGCGGGAGTATTGATTATAACTGAGGCGTGGATGAGATAAGGTCCCGCCGAAGGGAACGGGAGCATCTGGGCGGAAGCCGTAACCCCGATAAGAAGAAACCAGATAAGAAGCAGGACTCTCTTCATCACCTTATTGCTCGCCAATTAAGAGTCGTAGCAGTCGGAGTCACGCTGGCTCCGGTGTTATTGCACGTTTTGATTCCAATGTAAGGGCTCCCCGATATAGTGTACGGAATGACAGAGAGCATCCCGGACGTGGTTGGCGCAAATCCCGTGTTCGATGTTGGGTCGCCCTGGAAGCAGGCGGTAATCACATCGGTTGTGGCTATATTCGCCGCCGTACCGCCAACGGTCGAGATTGTTGCCGCCGTACATGCCCCTGAAGATATGCTTGATGCTGCTATCGTTGCGGTCCCATATGCTATGGTCTGAGTCGAAGTCGAAGGCAAATCCGTCTGGACCAATGCCCGTTCGGAAGGGACGCCCGAAGTAGCGGCAGGAGTTGCGACAACCAGATTCTTTGCCCCCGATGGGTAAGTAGGTTGATACGAGGCTGGAAGATTCCCGAAAGCCGTATCTATCAGGCTGAAGTTACTGTTGAGCGGTACGCTCCAATTCTCTTCGTTTGCTACCATCAAGGTCAGGCCAAGATTGGGCGTTACCGGATCGGTGGTAAGCGCAATCGTGGCAAACAGCAAAAGCATTGCAATTATGGGGATTGAAACGAATATCTTTTTCACGGCCTAGGCTCCAATTTCTACGTATTCTACTTTGATCGGCAATGTCAGAACAAAATCCTGAGTTGTCGATGACAGGTTAAACCCCATTGAGATTTTAGCATTCGGCGGCAGGCTTACCGAGTCTCCATCTATGGTCGAGTTCGGCAGAGTGTAGGTTCCTATTGTTCCTTGTCCCCCGTATCCTCCCTGCCCGTAACCGCCCTGTCCGTATCCTACATTGCTGTATCCGCTCAGGACCGGCACTCTTTCACAAACAAGCTGCATGGCGAGCGGACCGTTTTGCAAATCGTAATTGATCGCCGCAAAAGTTTTTATCTTCGCGCTTTTGTCGAATTGCTCAGGAATAGTCAAAAGGGTTGGCATTGGCCCCGCGCCGGCGTTGAACTGATAGATGTTATTGCCAAGAGCGTAGAAAACCTGTTTTACGATCTGATCTGCGAAAATACACGAAGGCTCTATATTCTCAATATAGTGAGGTAAGGGGTATCCCGGTCGGTAATCAATCCTCAAAATCCTTGGAATATTGTCGGTGTCAATGTAGAAAAGGTATGCCAGATTGCTTATCTGGTCTCCGAAGATTTGAGAGAAGTCCTTTACCGCAAAGCCGATTTGGGGGAGATATTCGCTGTCGGCTGTTTGCCAGAAAGCTGTTTTACTCGCCCACACATGCTGGCCGCTTCCAAGGTCAATCATAAACCGAGAACTTACAGAACCCTCCCGCGCCCCTGGGGTAATTGCCCACGTAGCAGGGTCGGATGATAGAATCTGGATAAGAGTTTCCTTCACGCCCCGAACGGCGATGTACTGATTCTGATAAAGAGCAATCTGCATCAGAGTTTCACCGGCGAGCGAGATATAGTTTGCAGCCGGGAAGCCCTCATACATTTCAGGGTCACTGTAGAGTAGTTGGTCGCCCGATACCATGAAAACCCGGTCGAACGCAAGAATCATATCTGTACAGGGCTGAGGCGGGTCCTCGTAAAACTGAGTCTCAATCGTGCTAAGAGCCGTATCCTGCAAGTTGTAGGTATAGTTCGTGCTCACGTTATCAGAGAGGTAGAAAACCATCGGACTTGTGAGAGAGCCACCGATTACGACAAGACGCCTCTGCGTGGTGTAGGGATCGGTATCGGGCGTTAATCCTGAAAGAGTGATCTGTTGGCCGTTAGCATTTACCGGCCCTGCGTATTCGCTGTAGGGTCCGTAATTGCCAAAGACATCTTCATAAGCTACCGCGAACCAGTAATTACCGAAAGGATAACCGCCGCCCAGAAGGTTTAGGGATGTGACATCAATCGACCCGGCAGTAGACCCGCAGTCCCATTTGATCTGGATTGCCGTGATCGTTGACCAGTCGTAGTTCGCGTTATATCCGATTCTAAAGAATGTGGAAATGGGAATCTGAAAATTCATCCAGACCCCGGAAGTGCAGACCGTTGTGGTGGTCGGCTGGGTGCTGGATAGTGTTGTGTCCCCCACTTGTATATCGCCAGGATAGGCCGCATTGGGCGTAAAGGTGATGTCCGTTGACGCCACATTATTGATTTCGATATCGCACTCGTACCAATCGGTTGTGAAGTCGGCCGAGGCCGAGCAGTCGAAAAGAAGGTGAATTGCTGTTACGACCGTGAGATTTGGGGCCAGAACCCAAAGGCTTATGAAGCCAGTCCCGAGATCGCCGGGATTGACGAAGTATTTGAGATTCCAGGACCCGGTTTTCGCCATTATGGCTGATGAATTGGCAAGTGATGTCATTTTGATCGAAGCGTTGCTTGTCCCGGCAAAATCGGTTGTATCAAGAGCTATAGACCCTTCGGACGCCACCCAGTTCGTAAGAGATTGACAGTTGTCTATGACCTGAGAAGTTAGAGGCACAAGGGCAAGCACGGGAGTTGGCGGAGTATTTACGCCCCATTGATCGGTAGCAGGCCAAGCGGGAGCATCGACGTATTGCCCCGTTATCAGGTTGAGCAGGCTTCCACCCGGAAACCATTTTTTGACCATTGTGGCATTTGAGAAAACCACGTATTGGTCGTTTATGCCAAGGCACTTGAACACGCCGGTGAAGTTAGGGTCGATAAGGGTGACTACTCCCCCGGTTGTTACCCGAAGACCGTCGGAATGAGTCGTGAATTGATATTTCACCAACTGGATATAAACAATATGGCTATGTATGATGTTGTCGCTCATCGTCTGCACGAGGACATCCGCTCTCGCAGGCTGGATTACGCCGGGATCGGACCAGTCGAGGCCGATTTGTTCGCCCGTGAAGCCGGGGCCGATATCTTCGGCTGCGCTTTTGAGATCCATACCTTTTGAAAGGTCCGATATGATGATACGGCTCATTTACGTTGTTAGTCCTCGAATTAACTGAAATAATCGAAATATCCGGTCGCCATTTCTGACTGGTCTGCGAAGGGACTCAACTCACGGTATTGCTCTATAAGTTCACTGAACCGCTGTTTGCCTTCCTCGGATTTCTCCTTCTGGATGAGTCCCTTAAATGCCGCCCTGCCAATCTGATACACCGCATACGCAACCGCCGCCTCAACATAATCGGCTGGAAGTTCCGGTACAAACGAGGGCATTGTCGCCAGCATAGGAAACGGTTTTCTCACGCAATCAAGAACTATATTGTCAAGGTAGGGCTGCATGTCTCCTACGGTTCCTGAAGGCGATACAACCGTGTTTACGCCGCCTGTCGGGATTTGGATGAACATATTATCGCCTACCGCCCAATTACCGCCCATTGACGCCACAAGCGTGTCATTCGTTGAATTCGTGGTCTGAATCGCAGTGATATACCCGACAAGTTTTTGAGTGCCGTTTGTGACCTGCATTCCGGTTACGGCGCCGAGAGTCGTTAAGTTCCGGCCCGCGCTGTCGATGTAGTTTGCACTTGCGGTAAGAGCGGTCCCTGCAATAGCTGAATCTATCGCAAGGCCCCATTCGGGCAGGGGGATAACTGCCTGATCACTGACGGCCCAATTTATACCCATTGACGCGACGAGAGTATCGTTCAGCGAGGTCGTCGTGGTAATACTGGTGATAATGCCTGAAGGGTACGCGGTGTTCGTCACATTGAAAATGGGAAGCCCGACCGTTATGCCGAGCGAAGCCATGTTTCTTCCAGCACCGTCGATGTAGGAAGCCCCGGCGGTCTTATTTGAACCCGTTGCCATTCCCGGCCAGGTGGTCCCTGAAGGGAATGAGAGCACCCTTGAGTTTTGAGCGTTAAAGGGCGTGCCGGGGTTAGACGGATACATGGCTATGCCGAATTGAACTACCTGCCCTGTTTTGTAGGACGGGAAAAGATAATAGGCGGGACTTCCGAAAGCCCCCCGGAAATCCAGCACCTCATCTTGAAGCTCGCGCATCGAAGATTTTATCGTGAGTTCCTGATAGGAATAGCGGTCTGAGCCGTAGTAGTATCGGGCGGATTGAATCTTCTGAACGCAATCGGGGAGCCGGTAATTTTGCTGGTAGGCTTGCGCAACAATCAGGACCGGCATTGTCAAGCACTCGGTCAATAGCGTGAACCGAGCGGCACCGTTATTGAGGGCCTTGTAGATCGCGTCAGCAGGGTAGCGGTTAAAATCTCCGCGAGTGACCGAGAGCCAATCTTGCGTTGCGTTGACAAGATCCTGCACGGTCCAATTAAGCGAATCCGATCTGAAAAACGAATAGGACATCAAGCCCTCGCAATTTCCTGGTGGCTACCCTCGCCGAACTCAGGCGCATAACCAATCCGTTGCGCCAGAATACCGTGAATCGTTTCAAAATCCGGCACGATTCCAAGCCTGCTCGCAATGTGCTGATAAATGACGACCGGCTCGCCAATCCGTCTTGTAATGTTCCGCTCGAAGTTGTAAGTGATCGGGAGATAGGTTACCGTCATACCTTCCATCTCCCGAACTCGTACAAGGGAGCCGAAGTTTTCTTGGTCTGCACACGGGAAATCGGGAAATTTCTTGTTCATCTTTATCCAGTCGCAGACAAAGAGTCTCGAAGCATCGTTATTCTTAAAATAGACCATTGAGGAAATCGGTTGCCGTTGTTCGTTTTCGACAAAGGCAATATCGGCAGCGAGGTTAAACAGCCGGTCGGGGTAAGCCTTCATTTCCGCATCTGCATCCAGATATACAATGTCTCGATTATAAAACCGAGAAAGCATACCGAGAATGAAATACGCCTTATGCCAGCAGCACTTAGCCCACGAACCGGCATTTTCGTGTTGTTCGATGTGATGGTCCAGGCCGAAACGGACAAGGCTCTGCCTCAACCGCTCGGCCATATTTGAGTAAAAATCATCTGGAGTATGGAACGCTACGAAAAGCGGTTTCTCCATGCGGCTCCCCCTAGTCGTCACCGAGAATGAACAGAGTGTGTTTCTTATTACTCTGCGGCGTCGATGAATACGTGACTGTATACGGCTGCGATGAATTATTCACCGTGAAATAAGGATTCGCAGCATAAAGAACTGTATCCGTGTTCGTCCCCTGGTCCCACACTATCCATGCGTGAGAAGGACGAATCGGAACGGGAACAATCGTGTTTGAACCGTCTCCCGTAACAACAATCCTTACAACTCGCTTGTTCCCCCAAGTGGCAAATGCCCAAGGGGTCGCAAGGCTTGATGAAGCAATGTTGCCCATAATTCACCCCTTTCCTAATAAGTGCCAACCATGTAACGACTCAGGTTGGGCATCTTCATCCTTTGGAACAGCAGCCAGCCGACAAAGGTTGTCCCGGTAGCCCCGCTCGGATTGACGGTATAGGTAAGCGTCTTCTGAACGCCGCCGCCCATGTAATCCTGGTAGATCGGCTCACCGGCCTGAGCGGAGTTCCCAGCGTTGCCTTTAAGGAAATACGCTCCGAGAGTGCTTGCCGAAACGTAATAGCCGACAGAGCTTATGGAGGTCAGTGTCCAGGTAGGCCGCACATACCCTGTGCTGGCGATTGAAACATGGTAGAGAAAGCCGGCAGCGTTCCCGCCGTTGCTGTTTTCAGCGTACATGAGACCTACGTTCAAAAGCTGGTTGCTTGATACTTCGGCAGTCTGAACGTAGACCATTATGGAGTCCCACTTGATGAGTTCGTTCTGTTCAAGAACGTACCCGTTGCCTGAAACCGCAGACTCGCCAGTGAAATCGGTTTCACTTGTCCCATTGGCGTAAGTCATTTCCAGGCATTCCCATTGCCAACTGTCCGTTCTGTTAATAGGCGGACCTATCGTCATTTTTTTATTCCTTTCGTTCCCAGATGTTCATTGCATCGGCATAACCGAAATCCCCAATGATTTCGCACTAATAGAGCGAAGAATAAAACCCATGGGCATTACGTCGTTTCGTCAACCACTGACCGACCCAGATTAGTTGTGTCGTATAAACATATTGGTCCACCGGCCTCATCCACGGTTCTCTGATGAAAAAGAAATCTTTATGAGACTTCATATCCACCAGGTGCTCGTTAATGAAGTAGAGATAGCCGGAGGGACACAGGTAATCGGAAACCATCGGGATGCCGTTTATGATGAGGTTCTGAAAACCTACCTCGGCAAGTTCGGCCTCTTCGTATCTCTGATTTACCTGAGTCTGGCCTTCAACCACATCGAACAGGGTCCGGGTGGTGACAAGGATGGTCGGCTTATCTTCGGTCCCGTCCCCAACCTGGCAGGCGGTTCTTCCGGCGCGGATTACCGCGTAAGACAGAGGCCCGCCGGTTGTGTTCGCAACACCGGAGGTCCATTCAGCGATGTCTGAGTAGGAAATCTGTCCGTATGAAGTTGCCGACTGATACGCCATCATTGCGGGAAGTCCGAGAATGCCGCGCCCGGTAGCGCCCTGAGTGGAGTTGTTGTAGAAGTCAATCGCCATGCTCTGACGGATTTTCTTCTGGGCGTTGTTGAGTTTGGCTGCAACGATATCGACCTGAGCGGCGGTCCCTGCGTTTCGGACCTTATCGTCAATGTCGAAAGTGACCGGCTCGTAGTAGTAGGCCGGGGCGAATCGAGCCGCGTTCAATTCCTCGCGCTTGGTCGTATCGAAGGTTGACTGAGAGTTAAACGCGCCTCCGACCGGCTGACCGTATTGAATCACGACACGGAGATAGTCGCCCCCGTCCCATTTACGGCCTTTTTTCAAGACCCGATACATAAGGGCGTTGCCCTTAAAGTATTGGTCGTGAGCACCGGGGTCCCAATAATCCTGGGTGACTGCGTTGATTTCACTGAGCGTCAGGGCCATTTCAGAATCCTTTCAGTAGTTAGGGTTGTTCATGTTCGGTCTCAAAAGGACTCTGCAATTTGCCTATTAATCGAGGCTTGCTACCCCCCGAAGTTTCGCAAGACCGGACTTCATAGCCTCGCTAGCATCTTCCAACGATTGAAATTTGCCTACCTGATTGTTGCTTGCCGGTTGACGAGCGACGCCGCCAGCACCAGGGACGAGAAAACGCAAGCCGCCCATTGCCTTCGCGGCCCGTATGGTTTCTTTCTCGCCCGCTTTCTTGCCCTTATCGCCAGCCTGGGCCAACCGAGCTTGGAGATTGGCGATTTCCGCTTTGTGAGCAGCTTCCTGTTTTTCCAGCTTCATCGCCAGAAAACCTTCAATCGGGCCGTATTCAGGATGCCGACCCAGGTAGTTCCTGATTTCTCCGCTGACCGCTGCGTCCTTAAAATCGCCATGAGTTGCAAGAAACGCTTGTTCTGCCGCCTGCTGCTGGATGCTTATCCCTGCTGCCCCCTGCGCCTGTAACTGCGCAAACTGCCCGATTGCATCGAGAATCTGCGGAATAGCATCAAGGTCGCCATTCGCAAAATGGGTCATGGCGTCCTGTGCCTGAGCACGAATCGCCAAAGCAGGGTCTTGCTGTTGCTGAGTTTGCTGTTGCACGAAAGGTTGTTGCTGAACCGGCTGCTGGATAACCGGCTGGCTCGCCTTGGCGGTCAGTTCGGCAATCTGCCTTTGCAGTTCGATGTTCTGCTGAACCCGGTCAAGCACTTCCTGGCCGGTCAACTGAACTTCTTTGCCATCATCACCGGTCATAGCAAGGTAAGGTTGAGACAAATCGAGTTCGGCCTCTTCCTGGCCTCCGGGCTCATCTTCAACAATGCCGTCATCTTTCGTGAAATCGTCTTGAACTACTGTTTCGATATCCATTGTCGCTCCCTTTTAAGTAGTGTGAAAAACGCAAAACCGGCTAAGATTTCTCTATGCCGGTCTCAAACGGACTCTCCAATTTGTGCAACGATATTCTTCCATCACTCCTTTGTGAAGTAATTTACAGTTTTACAATTAACACATTTTATAACAACCGGGCCATCGGGGTTGCCTATAAAAAAAAGCCTATTGCACTTAGGGTCGGAGCATCGGCATTCTACTTGCGGGATTTCGTCCAGGCAATGCCTTTTCCCAAATTTGACCGAATGCCCGTTTTTTACTGGAATATGGTCTCTATCAAGAACAAACATCACACTTCGGTCCTGTTGTTGAGCCCCGGCTTCTCTCGTATGCCTTTTGCTGCAAGGCAATCGTTGAACTCCTTGCGCGTTCTTATGATACTGCCTTGGTATCGTTTGTTGCCCTTCATGCCCTCATAGTGCTCCTGTGAAACGGTCTGTGCGTGACCGTCCAGCCACGTGCATTCTTCGAGAAGACCGCGTATCGGATGATTGTCGAAGTTGCCCGAAACGATGATATACCGCTTCTCACCGCCACATTCGCAAGGGAGGGTAGCCGGGCGAGAACTCCATTCGGTGTAGACATGCTCAGTCTCGTTACCGCAAGATTCGCACTTAAACACGAACAGACCCATTACCGTTTCCCCCCGTTCACTAAATCTAGCGCCACAGGGCCAAGGTTAGCGGGTTGAATCAACGGCGGTCCCTTTGTCTTCTGTTTGCGCCGTTGCTGAAGCCCGTGCATTGCCGCAAGAAGCAGGTCGATATCGAGGTCGATACTGCCCGTTCCGGTGATGTTCAGGCCGCCATTACTCATTCCCTGGACTATGATTTGAGCTTTTACTGTAGGCGCTGTAATGTTCGGTTTATTGCTCATGCGATTTCTCCCCATAAATATCGCACCATCTCTTTTCGAAGCCGCCTCTGTGTTGCGACCATTTTCTTATTGAGCAATTCAATCTGCTCTGGAGTTATATCGGAAATCGTGATGGGTTTATAATAAATGGAATTGCCTTTATAGTATTGGCTCGACTTTATCCTTGCTCTTATTTCTTCTGGTTTTGGTATGCTCAACATTTCGGCTAACGCAGGATTAGCTTCGGGAACCGATGGCAAATCTATCTGAGTAGCTAAAGGAATGGCAACCGTTCCCAAACCCAAAAACTTCAAAAATCCTCTTCTGGTTAATCCCTTCATCCTCGTGCTCCTTCCGGCATCGTTAAAATCACTCCCTCAACTCCGTTCTCTTCCCAGTACCAGCCATTGTCGGGATGCGGCTCCTGCTCAGACGGGCGATAAGGTACTTTAGGCGAGTTCAATTTATCCGTTGTATCTCCAATCTTTACCAGTTCAACTTCCGGCCCGAAACTATCATAGATTGCCCGGTCAACTCCGTACACATCGCTCACATGCCGGAGGCTGAAATCGTGGAAAGCTACGGCGTAAGGCTGAATCTTCTTTATGGCGGCGATATCGGCCATAACCGCATCGTAGCGGTGGTCGGCGTCGAGAATGATTAAAAAGGTTGGCGATGTCACAAGGCTTATAAGCCTCCCAATATGAAAGAATATGGTTGGGCCAAGGACGCCAAGCCTCTCCAGTAATTTTTCTGTATGATCCCGCCAAGCCATTGATGTATCAACAACATAAAAACGACGATGGAACTTATTTGCCATAACCGCCAACTGGGCCGTCATGCCTCCTTTGTAGCAACCGACTTCGATAATGTCCCCGCCTTTATCCGCGTTCTCTACGATGAACCTCAGCACATCGTCCTGATATTTGATGCTCGAATAGGACGCGCAATTCTCAGCGGTCAATATCCGTCTTAGTTGGGCAAAGCCGTTCATTGCTGCATCCCCGGCATCGGTTGTCCTTGTTGCGGTTGTCCCTGGTTCGCCATAATCATCGGTCCTGCCGCTTTGAAAATCTTGTCTGCACTTTGGCTCACTTCGCTCGGAAGTCCCGCCTGCATCATGGCTCCTAAAGCAATACTTTCGGGTTTAGCCTGCGGAAACAACTTTATAAAGTCTTTCTCAGGCATTGCAATGATTTTCATCAGAGCATCCAATAGTTGCGGTGTCATCTGCACCTGAACTCCGGTATTGAAAAGCCCCGTCTTCTGTAGCCTTTGAGCGGCCATCATGAGTGGGCCTCGTTGCATCCTTTGCAAAATTTCCTGATACTTCGGAATGTTAAATACCTCTAAAACGGCCTGCTGGTCAACCATTCTTGCCTCGGCAAGTTTAAGATACATCTCTCGAAGCGCCCATTTGCTTTGAGGCAAAGTGCTTCCAGCCTCTACCCTGAAGGCGAATTGCCCCTGGAACTGTTGCGCAACACCCTTAAACTCAATCGCCTGTTCGCCCTGGCCACCTGAGTATTTTACCTTACGCTCGAAGGTGTACCAGTTCTGGCCCAAAGAGATATACATACGGCCATGCTCTTCAAGACCGGTATCTACATGCCTGATTTTCTCACGCAGTATCGCCTGAGCCTTTTCTTGAAGAGCCGCTATCGCTGCAAAAGCCGTAACGCCCGTTGACCCTCGACCCTCAGTTACATCGGTAAGCCCCGTGATGAGGTCGATCAGGAGCATACAAATTTTTATGTGCTGGAGGTAATCTCCCGGAAGGTTCGGGACTTCCATGTATCGCAAAAGGGGCGAAGTAGTGATCGTTGGGTTCAAAATCCGGTTTGGAAGATTGTTGATATCCCGCTTCTCAACCCCTGAGCCTTTTGGATTGACAAAGAACGGATCGCAAGCTCCCTTCAGGTGCGATGATACTTTGGTCAGGATTTGAGCTATCTCCATAACAAGCGGTTCGATTTGCTCAATAATGGAAAGCCCATACTCCGAAAGGCCATCTGAGTAAGACAACCGCTTAATGAACGGGAACTTATCCCACAGGTACGAATCGGCAGCAAGCTCACGCGGGATCATCGGATTGATTGAAGGATTCGGCAGGTCGTCTAAGACGAGCGCCCCCTTGTTCGTAACCCGTATCCGGCGAAGGAAGCCGGGGTACTTTTGCTCTTTATGAGGCTCAACGTAATGAATGACTTGCTGCATGACCGGCTGGCCCATCATGTCGAGGATAGGTTGCTGAGTCATGGGGTCCATTACCGGCTGTTGAATAACTTGCTGCAAATCTTCTTTCTTCGGCTTCCCTGCCGATCTTTTGCCCGTGATCGGGTTCACCCAGACCTCAGTGTAGTCTTTCACCCAGCAAGTGACTACAAGAGCCTTCTGAACACCGTAATCCTCAGTCTGACCTATCTGCTTATCGACCGGCTTGAAGCTGCCTATGCCTGCCTGTGACGATTGAGGATAGCCCGATTGCATGTAGGGGCGGATGATTCTCTGGCTTACGTTGCCGCGCGTCTCTCGCCGGTCTTCTCCCAAGAAAGTCGAAAACTGAGAATCGGATTTAACCTCACCTTCTATATCGGGCAACTGACGGTAGATCGTATCAAGTTCGATAGCTTCGAGTTTGAAGTGCATCGGTGCTTTTTGCAGGTCCACATATCCTGGCCACGAAATAAACCCGAAGTTATCGCCAAGAACCGTTTCAACTTCGCCTAGCCCGCCGGCCAACTCGGGATTGAACCGCACTTCATCGACTTGACAACCGTACAGCTCGGATAGGCCGACTGATTCTTGAAATATGTCCTGTTGTTTTGTTGCTTCCCACCATTCCTCATAGGATGCACCCCATGCATTTGCAGCGGCATCCCCGGCTTCACCCCGAGGCTCGATGCTCGCTTGCGGCTCATTGTCCGTAAGTTCGGCCTTTAGGCGGTTTATAGTTTTAAAAACGAGATTTACGGGGACTTGAGTAATCTTCGGGCGAGGATTTTTAAAGAAACGATTGCGGTAAAGTTCGTGATTGTGACGCCATACCTCTGTAATTCCTATGTTTTCGCGGTATTTATGGGCGAATCTCATCATCGAATACACCCACCGGCCTACACCGGCATGGCCTTCAGGTGGGGGCGAAAGTCGCCAGGATTCCCAATCTTTATCAGTAACGGCACCGGCAGGCACGTCTTCATCGTGTGAAGGCGGATGCTCGTTCCAGTCTACTTGAGGTTGGTTAGCAGCTATGATTTTGCTTGGTTTTCAAGAAACTCTGCCTTTCTTTTCCGCGTAGAGTTGGCTTCAACTTAACAAATTTCATATCGTCAGGCAAATGCACGGAACAATATAGAAAAGACATTTACCGTTTCTCTCTCCCCGGCTTGCGCTTGCGACGTTTGGGTTTCGCTTCTTCACCAGTGTTGGCGTATAGGGCGCGTTGTTGCGCTTGAGCTTCAGCCTTAGTGCTGTGCGTACCCTTAACCCCGTTTGGCGAGGTCACAACGTATTTATTCCCGCGCTTCTCCACTTCGTAAGGCATGGCTAAATCTTCTTTTGGAACTTGTCTTTGTCGGCATACATCAATCGAATCTTTTTCTTCCGTTTATGCACCTTCACTCCGCTTCCTGGTGCGCCCGCCTGCCGCCAGTTCTTTTGCTCAACGTCTTGTTTCATTTTCCCCTCTTGCGAGTCGCCTTTTTCCAAATCCTTCAGCTTCACCTTGTCATTCATGGCAGCTACCTTTTCTTTAGTTTTTCGCGCCGGCACGGTTTACACCAACCCATGTCGGCATCAAAGAAATCCTTCCGTTTTTTCGTGCATCCGCATTTCGTTCCAGTCCAAGGGTCGTTTGGTTTTGCAAATCTGAACCGTTTGGACATAGACAATACGGGCTTAAACTCGGAGGCCTCGAGGCGCTCGATAACTTCAAGTCTTTCTAATCCTTCCGGGCTATACGTTCGCTTGATTTCTTCCCAATCCACCAGTTTCAAAAAACGTGAGTCTGCGCTGTCTCGTACCTTCAATTTCCCGGTAGGTATGCCGTCCCGAAACTCGAACGGGAAGCCGCCGCAACCGGGGCAAGTGAGTTCCATGTTGACCGGGCCGGGAGGGAAGGTCCAGGTGCGGGAATGAATACAGTCCACGCCGACCGGGAACATATCGGAAGTGAAGGGCCAGGCTAGTTTATCAGTATCCACATTGAACTCGTTGCCTTCACATTTATCGCAGAAAATGGGAATTACCATGATTGCTCCTGAGTCCTTACAATAAGGCCAATAATGTCGAAATAATGATCTTCGACTTTGACATCAGGGTGTTTTACTATAGTTTTCGTCTCAAGAAGGCAATAAATATTCTCCTTTGCAACTATGCTATTTGAGACAATTTTAAACCCCATGATTTCATCAATCATCGTTTCGCCTCTGCTTCAGCCTTGGCTATTTCCTCTTCTCGTTTCTTAGCTTCTGCCGCCTGATCCCAATAGAAATCCTTCTGGACTCTCCTCTTGCAGAAATTGCAAAGAGCGATTGCATCAGCCGGGCCGTCCATACCGATTCCGTATGGTTGTCCCTTCTGGTCGAACCTCATCCGGTATTCCCGAAAGTAATGACATTTCTTTTCATCGCATGGAATAAACACAATGGGATCTCGCTGTCTCATGTTATTTACCCTTCCTCTTACTCAAAATAGTCTGAAGTGATGCTTCCGTTGCCTGTTTAATCTCTTCGCGTAACTGCTGGTCGGCTTCCGCTTCTTCGGGTGTAAGCTGCGGTTCATCCAAGCCCAGGTCGATATCGGAAAAGATAGACGGATGAACGGCTTTTTCGGGGGCCTCTTCACCCTGCATCTTCTCAAGGAGGTCAACCAATTCGGCGGCGGTTTGGGTTGTTGGATTTCCTGAAACCGCACTCTGCGGGGCAACAAGTCTCTCAATGAGCGTAATAAGGCGGTCCTGGGAAAGCTGGAAGTTCGCTTGCGACATTATCCGGTCGAGGGCCTGGACATGCTCGGGACTTGCGCTAGATACGGTCTTGAGGGCTTCGGAGTAGAAATCAAGAAGTCGGTGCATCTGCAACCTCTTCTGCTTTTGGATCAGGCTTATCGGCCAACTCACGCTCAAGCATTACATAGGAATCCGATTCGTGCAAGAAAATAGTTTTGAGCTTCCAGCCATCAGCGCCACGAGAGTTGAGTTCTTCCAAAAAAGTTGCAATGCCAGAACCCTTTTGACGCCATGATCCAACCGCAACCGCATCGTATTCGTACTTTATCATTTCCGTTTCTCCCTAAGAGGGATAATAGTTAGCATCTCTCTCCAGCCATTCATTAAGAAATTTACGCGCTCTACACAAACGGTTCCCCTCGCTTTGTTCAGTAAGTGCATCGGAACCGTCTCCAAATTCTTCATAGGTGGGGACAGCTTCATAGCAGGGTACGGCCATGAACTCTCCGTGGAACGGGACACGCTCCGGCAGTGGGTTTTCCTCTAATTCAACAAGAGACCACATTGATCTAGCGTATGCTGCTTTGAGTTTTGCAAATTCACTCGGCGAAACCTGCATGGTAATCCATTTCATTTTCGTTTCTCCAGTTTCCCAACTCTGCCCGCCAGTTTCACGAAAGCCTTATTCAATGCTTGGATACCGGCGAGAATTTGCATGTTGGTATCGTCCTGTTGCTTATTTGCAACGGTGACCTGCTCTTTGACCGGGTAATGCTTACGCTCCTTGTCCTGCTCGATTGAAAGGATTTGGCTCAGAAGAGCTTCACTGGTTGTATCCCAATCGCAGGAGAAATCCGGCCTCAGTCTTAAAATTTCACCTTGCAGCCGGTAGAAAAGATCGCTTCGCGAGACCGGCTTCGGCTTGGCCCTCTTCACCTTCACTACCGGCACGTCCGAAGGTTCTCTTGGCCTCACGACCTTCGGGACAAAGGCGGTCGGGTCAACGGGCTCATCAAGCAGCACATTACCAGAGTTCATTGTCACTGTACACCTCGTTCTCTTTGTTCAGGAATCGCTCGACCCAAGATTCGTAATCCTTCTTGCCCTCAACCGAGTTGATTATATGCTCCGCGTGAGTCGGAATCTGCTCTTTTTGCGGAGCACGATACCATAGATACGCCGCGCTGACAGCATAGCACAAAGCGGCAATAGCGGGATAGTCCTGAATTTGTGGGCTGGCTTCTCTTTTCAGGTCGATTAATTGCTCCTTCACTTCTTTTTGCAGGTCGTTGCCTCCCATGTAGAGCAACTTCTTCGTTTTCAATACGCACTGGTGAAGAATTTGAAGGTAGAGGGCCAAAACACCGGAAGCATCAATATGCGGAGCCGGAGAAAGAGGAATGTTGAAATGATGATAGGCCATAATGTTCACTGAGCGTTTGTCCATATCCGAATACCAGTCTTCTAACTTTTGTTCCTTCGCCCACCCAACTAGAGCCAAAACATCGGAATCCGAAATACTCTCCTTCAGATGAAAGGTAATTGTGTCCGAATCGTCGCCGTTCGCTTTCAGATCAAGGCTCAAAGCCCATCCTCGTTTTGATGTCTTTTGAGAAGGCCTAGCTCCGATTGATGTCTTTTGAGAAGGCCACGAAATAGCTCCGATGGTTTTGAAGGTGGTCATGACCAGTCCTCGTCGTCATCGTCAGCGTCAGCGCCAAGCATAAGTTCGGTTATGGCCCACACGCGGGCATCCATCCGGTCTTTTTTGTCTGTCGAGTCACGGGTGAAGTCGCACATCTGGTCTTCCAGATCGGCAAAGACACCCACATGATGAATCCTGCCCTGCTCATCCAGTGCGGAAACAGGCTCGGCTCGGACCATCTTTCCTCGTGAAGCGTGAACGGACTTGTAACTTACTCGCGGCTCTATCGACCGAACCGTGTACTCGATCATCTCGCCGCCGTTATTCACCTCACCAATGATTCTATCGGCCCGCCACTTATCGTACATAGCGATGGCCTGTTTCGCCCACCCTGCCGGGGTCTCGTGGCAGGTCGCATCTTCGAGAATATAGCCGTGCCGGTCAACTCCAAGACCGGCAACTACGATTCCCGTATCTGCTGCATCTCCTCCCGAACTAACGGCAGGGTCTATGGCAACGACGATTCTTATAAGGTCCGGGGCAACCTTGACTCTATGCCTATCAAGAAGAGCATGAGTCCAAAGAGCATCGGGGTTATCGTCAAGGATTTCTGCATTTAACTCCTGCCGACCAAGCCGGGTGCCCTCGTACTTAGCAAGAATCTTTTTAGCGAAGGCCGCAGCAAGGTTTTTCAGGTTTTCGTAAGTGGTGCCTCTCGTCACATGGGAGGTAGGGTCTTTAACTAGGTCTTTGATTATTTTGATCGGTCGGGGCGTGGTGGTCACGATGGCTTGAGGGTTTTGGCCGAGCCTTAACCCGAACATGAGGTTATCCCACATATCTGCTCCGTACTTATGTTTTGCAAGCTCGTCAACCCAAGCTGCATCGTGTGAAGGACCGCGCAACTGGTCAGGTTCTTCCCCGCTGTAGGTAGTAGCGATAACGCCATTGGGCCACTTCACTTCCCGTGTGGACGGAGTGTACTTCGGCATGAAGTCGGGCCTCGATACGGCCAATATGCCGGCGTCACCTTCAATCATGGTTTTCCTGCAATCCGCTACGGTTTCTCCTACAAGAGCGATTCGAGCTACCAGTTTTCCCTCTGCCTTGTTCCTTACCCATTCGGCCCCGACCCTCGTTTTGCCAAAACCGCGTCCAGCGAGTATAAGCCAAGAAATCCAATCTCCTTCCGGGAATTGCTGTTTAGGTCTGGCCCAAAAATCCCAGTCATAGTTGATCGCATACGCCTGTTCCGGGCTCAGGGAGTTGAGGTAAGCCTCCCGCTCCGTTTTCGGTAACGAGGCGAGCAATTCTGCTTGCGAGCAGTTCTTTTGCAGAGCTAATTGCTTCAAGTTGAATTGGTCCACCATCTTTCCCGGTTACCTCTCGCCTTTCTTTCCACGCGCCGAGTTCTTTTCCAAGTTTCTCCCATGCGTCCATTTTACTTACGAGCTTCGCTACCGGGACCGCGACCTGATCTTTACCGATCTTAAAATCTACCCCGTCAAGAATAACTTTTGCCTCTTCGGGCCACTCGCTAAAAGGCTTGAGTTGGAAAGTGCCGGATTCGTAAAGCTGAGTCCTATCGAAATTTGAGGCGATTATAAGATTCTCAACAAGATTTGCCGCATTGTGCATCAGAATCCGCTGCTCCTGCTTGTGAAGCCGAGCGAGTTCTTGTTGAAAATCATCGTGCTTCGTCATTATCCACAGGCGGTTAGGCGTCCAGTTTTCGCCCGTTTCCTCTTGCAGCTTTCGAGCAGCCTTCCTGACGCTTCCCGCCGTGAATAACGCGTGAGCCGCGATTCTGTGCAGCCTGCGTTTTGCATTTTCCGATAGCGTAGCTCGCAGAGCCTTGGCTTCTTTGGTAGACCTGCAAGGTCTCCACGAATTTAGCTTTTTGGAGATTGGTTGCACCTCGTCCATTTACGCATCCGGCGCCGGGGAAATGGTAGTGACTTGCTGGCTCGGAATGACTTCAGTCTTCACCGTTGTCTGAGCCGCCTTCGGATCACCATAGACATGCGCCTTGAGTGCAGCAACGGCGGTCTCTACATCCGCTATGAAACCTTCCAGTTTGCCTTCTGCATCGAAAAATGCTTTCATGTGTTCCCCTTTCCTTTAACCTATTTGGGTTAAGTTCGTTTCCTGCACTGGCTTGGCTGCATTTACGGCCTTCTCAACCGGCTCCTGCGCGATTCCAGTCTTCACGTCGAACAGGGCTCCAATGCCTACAGCAGCAGCCACAATCTTTATTTGGAGGTCGGCTGAAATTTCCACACCGAATAACTTTGTAATCTCAGTCGCCACCATACCCACTACGAGGCCCACGAGCTTCGTGTCCTCCCAGTACGGCCGGCCGACCGCCTGATCCTTTTTATAGTAGATAATCAGGTCGAAACCCTTCACAAGCAAGTCCCACATGGCTACCTCCTCATATACTCAAGCATTTCACAACTACGGCAGTTTGCACACGCAACTTGGGAAGCCGAAGAGCCAAATGTAAGCGCCCATGAGGGCTGCCCCTATGACGGTGCAAGCTATGCAGGATAGCACTCGCATCATACCCTCACTTAGCCACTGATCCGTGGCCCATCTCCAGTGATAAGCAGCAAGGCAAGAAGCGGGACCATCATGGCTGCGTCACCGACTTCCATCGCGCCGTGCTCAACTCCATCCACCATACTTTTGAAATGATCGTGGATTTTTTGAAGTATGTCTTTGGGAACTGCTACAGTTTCTTTTGCTTCTACTCCATCTGACATTTCATACCCTCCTTATTTTACCAAGCCTAAACCGGAAGCAACAGGCACTAAGCCTTGCCCAGCCAATGATGCCGCACTATCCACCAGACCCGTTACCGGAGTCACGTTCGTTCCGACATGCTCGGCTCGCTCGTTAAAAACACTGAAACCTACCGTGTGGTTGGTCCAGCCGTTGCCTAGAGTGAACGGCATAAAATTGAAAAGGTGACTAGTCCCAGCGCTGTCTTTGATCTGGACCGGCTGCGGTTGCCCGAAGCTCATCTGGGGACCTGCTGTTCCACCGCACCCTGCCAGCACCGCGCACGCAATCAAGATGGGGAGAAGACGGGTCATGTCGCAGCCTCCACTTTTTCATAAGTTGCCGTGAAAATATCAGGCTTGCAGGGATAGTATTCTCCCTTCACTCCCCTAATAATCCAATCGCCGGGACATACAATATGGCTTCCTTCAAGGGTATCAATCTTGCCGTGATTCAGAAAGTCATGGTTGCACTGCGGACAAGTTTCGGCCAATCCAACAACACTATCCCATGCCCGAACTTTCGGATGGTCTCCGTTGGCCATCCATTTCTCTGCATCAACCACTACAGGTTTCTTGCGATACTTACTCACCACTCACCTCCTGCAAGCCGAAGGGCTAGTGCATTCCAATCGGGATACAGCCGCCTATTGCCGCGAGCACCAACCCTACAATCAGCAACCGAACCACGGGCCTCTTCCAAATATTGCAACCCCTCATCCACTGCTTTATACCTTCATTTCTCCAAATGTCGTACCAGTTCACCATATAGAAATGATAGCCTCTTAGAAAGCTGCTGGTATAGTTCCGTAGAGATTTCACTTTCTTAAACCGGGAGCGGTCGATATATTCCCTGCGCTCACCACCCCGCTGGATATTCCATGACGGATCACAAACACCCTGAACCGCCATCCACTTTTCACCCTCGAACCAGACTTCATCCCCGATGTTTAAAGAAAATATCCACCGAAACGACAGCCTTACGATATACAGCCACCAGTAGACACCTTTCATCGCTAGCCCTCCCTTAATGTTCCCACGCTTGGTCAAGCACCGCCTTAGCGGCAGCGATCCATCCCGTTTGAACAGCTTGTGGAGTCTTTTCAAATGGGGGCAGGTCTGCTCCACTGATAGCACTTTTCCAGCCTGTCGTTTCGCAATATGCTTCGTATGCTATCTTAGCCATTCGTGTGAGGTATTCTAATTCTGCGCCGGTATATTCTTCAGACACCACTCACCTCCTGCAAGCCGACAGGTCATTGGCTCGGTCCCTTTTTGGTATAGCCCTCTTCAAATGAAGGCCCTCTTGATGGCCCACAAGAAAATAAACGCAATCACAACCGCACCGATGGATTGGCGGTTGCCCTCGGTTTGAACTGTTTCCATTTTGGAAAGAGTTGCTTCTTCCGTCAGCTTACCGGCTTCCCAACCGCCGCGCTCACCAGTGTCGTAGCCGCCACTACCGCCGCCTTGGTTGCCGCCAGAGCCGATGTTAACTGATCTGTGGTCATATTCCCTGCCGCGTACTGTTCGGCGGTATCGGTCAGGGCTTTTGACGCAACCCCGACCTGCGCGAGAACCGGATTCACAACCGCGTTGATCGTGCTGGCAGTTCCGGGAAACAAGACCTCTAGGATCGGCTCAACCACTGTCTCAAGGTCCTTGATAGCGGTATCAAAGTCGTTTTGGACCGCACTCCAGTTCACGCCTTTGAACCAGTTTTCGATCTTCGTGATGTCGGTTTTGATGTCAGTTACTAACGTCGATGCTGTGCTCATGATTGTTTTCCTTCTTCAGGGTTTGCTTCGCTTTTGCCTGCCTTCGCAAGTTCGATCCGGTCTCCCATGTCCAAGTATCGTTTCGCCACGGTCTACTCCTTTCAAAAAACTTTCACCGCAGAGCCGCAGAGTTCACAGAGAAAAACACAAATCTTGATCTTTAAAGAATAAAGATTTTTGCAAAGCAATGTTCTTCCCTCTGCGCTCTCTGCGCCTCTGCGGTGAAAGATTTATCCTTTCTCCAGCCGTTCCAATTCAAGCTGTTCCTTAACCGTCATGCCGGCCTTTTCAGCCAACGCCCGGACGAGATTGCAAAGTCCCGTCACGGTGGCCTGATGCTCTTTCATCTGGTCGATCAGTTCCTGTTTGAGCCTTTCGATCTCTTCCTTGAGGCCGGACATTCCGCATGTAGAACAGTTGCTGCTCAGGACGAACTTTTGGATAATGGCCCCGATGACGATGCAGATAAGGCTTCCTGCTATTGCCCAGCCGGCGTGATCCGGATTCATGCTAACGCCCTCCGCCGGAGATTATCAGGCCCCAGTTTACTACGTCTACACACTCAGGAGGAGCCGCCATTAAGAGTGCTCCGATGCTGGTACATCAATCATATCCGCAAGCCTCTTGCTCCTGTTCGGCGCCTGCGCCGCAAACTTGGAATCCATTATCGACATAGCGGCAGCAGGCCAGTCCTGAGCAGCAATAGCAGCCCGCAAGCGCGGCCAGTCCCGCAATTCGTACATCAGATCAAACGCGAGGTTTGTCAAAGCTCTTTGGCAATTATCGCTCAGAGTATCAAAGGAAGGGAAAACGGACTGGCAGCACGCGATGGCCTCCGCCACTGCCTTATCATACCAATAATCTATCGTATCGTCAGGGATGCCGGTAGACCGCCAGATGTCGATTTGCTCTTGCGAGCAGCCGTGAGCTACGAGGTTTTCGCCGATACCACCTGTCCAAATGCCCGCCGTGTCTTTGTACGGATAATTCCTTCGGCCCTCGTCTCTCGTAATCTCCGATTTTAAAGCCACAAGGTCCATCAGATACTCCTCTCACTTTATACTCGTGAGACAGGAACTTTACCCGCTCAGGCCCAATTGCCCGAGCGGGCTGTCCAGAAAGGAGGGTAGATGAAGAACGAGATAATCATTTCATAGAAAAAGGAACGCGTCAATACTTTTTATTTCGTTATTTTACTGAAATAGCGGCATGGGTGAACCGAGCCTCAAAAAACTTACCATCTGTCCTGCAATGGTACGGCGAAGTCCGAGATTGCCAACTAGTCCGCTGCCGGTGGTCGTAAAAATTAGATTCTGGTTTCCGACAATAATCCGACTCGCTCAACCATTTACAATCAGCACAATTCGGGATCATATCAGCCTCCTGGGTTCGGGACACATCCAGAATATCACCACGTTTGACACGACGCAAAGGAAAATGTAAAAGGGAGGTGGAAGATTAACCCCTCTTCGCTGCGTTCCTGGAATAGCTACCCAGGAGCATTAACCCGCTGGACTCCGGTCACTCCGATTGATCGGAGTCCGGCAAACCTCAGATCGGAGATGAGGATGCTCGATAACGATAGACTCACCAAACACCTTTTTACGCTCGACAATTTAACCCCTCACGAACTTCTAGCCATCACCTTCATCGCCTCTCAACGAAACCGGGAAACTTTCTGGTGTCGCCCGACCCAAAAACAAATCTGCGCGAAAGTCGGTAAAAGCCGTTTCTGGCTTCAATGCTTTATTGGTCGAATGCGGAAACGGAAAATCCTTGCAGACATCCCATTCCGGGAAGTCAACTCAAAATTTATCGTGCATGAATATTGGTTCCTTTTTGATCTCGAAACCGTCCGGCAGGAACTCGCAATGTGGCCCCCAGGTTTCAAGCGCAAGAGAGCCGAAGATAGTTTATCGTGCATCACCTACCGCCTCAATCATCTGATAAAACGGGAAAATGATGCACGGACTAAATCGTTACTACAAGCGGCTTCGCACAGTAATTTTGATTAAAATGATGCAGTAAGTACTTATAGTCTCTTCTGCGTGTTTTGTAAGGGAAAACCAGTGAAAAGATCAAGAAAATCAAACACATCCTCCGTGCATCAGTGCCTCACCCGCAAACAAGAACAAGACCTCTTCGATGCCGCCTGGAACCGTTGGCAACACCTGCACCTCGCAGAGCAAGACAAGCTCCAGGAACCCACCTGTGACGTGAGATGCATGGCTACAGGCTGGCGAAAAACCAAACTGAGGTGCTCTAGCTGCAAAGGGCACCGCGTGGTATGACCAATTGCGCCAGGCGATTGACGCCGGAACACCCCCTGAAATCATTGATAAACCTGGATCATGCGTGAGCATGCGTGAAAATTATGCTGCATTCATCTCAACCATCTGATATTATGTCACAAATCCGTTGGAGGGAGGGGAATCTGCATGCGCGTAGTTGGTGACAAACACACAGGGACCATCAGGCCGGATTTCGACAGATCCATCAGCATCGATTTTCAGGG